GCCGACCGTCATGATGGCGTTTGCGCGCTGCTGGGCCGCTGCATGGGCAGTCACCGCGACGGTAGCGCGCTCACGGGCGGCTGTCAGTGCGGCGGCTGCAGTTGCGTGGGCGTTCGTGCCGGTCGCGGCAGTCATCTCTGCTCTGGCCACGGCGACAGCAGCCACAGCCGCCTCTCTTTCGACGGCTGTCCGACGCAGGGTGGCTGCCGCCGCAGCGGTATCCGCTTTGGTCTGGTTATAGGTCGCCAACAAGAACGACGCCTGGGAGGCCAGGTACCCGGCCATCGGCCCGAACAGGCGGGCTGCGTATACCGCCGCTAGGACTGTAGCTGCGCTTGTTACGTTAGACAGTGCCGCTGCCACCTGGTCGCCGTTCTGGCCGAATGCCAACAACTGGTCGGCTGCCTTAATGATGGTGTCGGTCAGAGCCTGCAGGGTGCCGTTTTGATTTTCGATGGTCACGAACATTTGGGTGAAGGCGGTACGAACGCGCACCCCGGCATCACGCAGGTTATTGGACATACTGGCCGCCGCCTTAGAGTTCTCATCTAGAGACTTGCGCAGGCCTTCCGAGAGTTGCTGAGCGGTCAACTTGCCGGTAGAGCCCAGGGTACGGACCTCGCGCTCGGTGAGCTTGGAGGCATCCGCGATCCCCTTGACCACAGACGGGATCGCTGACATGATGGTTTCCCAGTTGTCTGCTTCTACCTTGCCCTTGTTCATCGACCCGGTAACGGCCTTGATCGCGTTGTCGGCCCGTTCTACGCTGGTGGCGTTTCGGACGAAGGCAAACGACAGCGAGTCTTGGATGTCCAGGGCTTGGTTCAGCGTATAGCCCATGCCACGAAGAGATTCGGCAGTCAGGACGTACAGTTCCTGGGCCTCAGACAGCGAGCGATAGGTGGCGTTGGCGGTATTCAAAAGCCGGTCTTGGACGGTATTATACTCGTCCATGCTGCGGGTTGCCAAACGGATTCGGTCCTCCATCTCCTGGTATCCCTGGACCATCCCAGCGATATCGCGCAGCACCGATGCGGCGATCACCGTCTTGATGATCCCGGCCAGCGATGTGAGCCCGCCGCCAAGACTCTCAGCCGCCTTGTCGGTTTTGTTGAACCCCGTTTGAAGCCTGTCCAGACTTTGGTTGGCTTGACGCTCGCCCATGACCAAAGCATCGGTCCGTGCCTCAACGGTATAGTAGATGCTGCCAGCGTCTTCTGCCATGTCTAGTCCTTGATGCCCAGTCGCAACTTGCGCTTGGCCTCGATTTTGTCGGCCCATTCCATAGCCGCATCGTACTCGGCAGCGGATGGGGGCTTGCTAGGTTTCTTGCCGTCCTTATCCTTGATCGGCGGGAACTTGACTCTGAGCGAATCCACCAATGCTGTCATGGTGGTGTTCCAAGCCTGCTGCTCAGACATCCCCAAATGGGCGGTGGCGTTGGCCACGTGCTGCCTGGCATCGAATTCAGAGACGTAGTTGTCCTCATTGTCTTCTTCGCCCTCCTCCTTGGGCAGCGGCTCCACAGAGCCAGTGACGCCGTGGCGCACCAGGCATCTCGCCAAGTGCAACATCTCGTTCTTGGGGATCAACCCCGGTGTGTACATGAACCTGCCCAGCACGTCATCATGCTCATAGGCCCCGATCAGGTGCGTGATGTCCTCCTCAGTGCAACAAGTCAGGACCTCATATACGCATTCTTCCTGGGTCTTCGCTTGGTGCCCCGTGAGGCCCTCGGCCATGACCGCCGCATAAACTTCTACGATATACGCCGGAGGGCCGATCCGGGACATTGCGTAGAGCGACGGTCGCAGGACGTGCACGCTGTCGCCAACGTGCACTCCTACTTCTCCGATTTCCGTTAGGATCAAGGCGCAGTGACGGTAACGGCTACCGTCGAGGTGATGGATGGGCGGGCCGCGCTGGTGATGCGGACCGAGGTAGTGCCCTGCTCGACGCCGGTCACGAGACCGCTGCTATTGACCGTAGCGATCGCCGGATTGAGGCTTTCGTAGACCAGGCCAGGTGCTGCGCCGACCGGCGATACTGCTGCGGTGATCTGGGCCGTAGCACCGTCAGCCACCGAAATTGCCGATGGGTTGACAGTGATGCCTGCGACCAGAGGAGCCACGGTCAACGCAGCGGTTTCAGTAACGCCCGGCGACACCGAGGACGCAGCCGTCAGGGTGACAGAGCCCCCGGAAAGTGCGGTAGCAACACCGCTGACCTGGTCAATGGACGCCACAGACGGGTTGCTCGAAGTCCAACGCAAGCCTTGCGGGGAACCAACCGGCAGGACAACGCCCTGGAAGTCGAAGGTTTCACCGACAGTCATGCTCAGGGTGTCTGGCACCAACTGGATCGACGCAGGGTCCGGCGCATCGGCGTCCGGGGTGTCTTCAACGATCAAGCCGAAGTCAGATGCGGTAGCCGACGCTTCGAAGGCGTAGGTCACGACGTCGTCGTAGGCGCCGGTACGAGACAGAGTGCTCACCAAGCAGAAAGCGGTGAACGTCAAGTCCGGGTAGATGAGCTGCAACCACATCACTGGCTGGCCACCAGTGGCATCAGGCTTGGCCACGTGTTTGGTGAACTCGCGGTGGTTCTCAGCGCCAGCGCCAGCGACCTTGACCGTACCGTCACCGGAGATCGAGAGTGCTTGGAAAGTCGCGATGTTTTCGCGCAGTGCGCCGACCGAGTCGCCATCAGTTGCGTCAGCGGTGTCCCAAGTGATTTCGAGACCTCGCGAACGAAGGGCCATCATCCGCTTCCACTCGGTTTCGAGCGGGAGTTGGTCAGGGCAGCCGATGGCATAGCGGACGATAACGTCCTTGCCCGTAAATTTAAGCTTCTTGCACGCCATGTCATGGCCTCCACAAGGTTAGTAGGTCAGTTGCAGCTCGATGGACACCCAAGCCCGATCTTCTGCCGTATAAGAGGGGCCGATAGGCTCCCCCAGCGCTTTGACCGAGGCGGCGCCGCATGGTGCGGTATCGCCCTGGCATGCCTGCATCAGTGCCTCAGCAGCCTCACGAACTCGGCTCACTGCTGCACGGTCTTTCTGTGGGCCCAGGATGAACAACTTGTATCGCGGGCGGCGGTCCTCAACGTCGGGAGCAGGGCCCCCGGAACCTCGAATGACGCACATATGCTTAGGTGCAAACGCCGGTCCGTCAGGGAACCCGCCGTCAGCGAGTGTGAACGAGTCTGTGATGGCCGCTTGCACCCAATCTTTGAGAGACTCAAACACGTTTGTATATCCTTCTGAGGATGGCCGGGATGGCCGGTTTGACCTCCTCGAAACCTTTCGAGAGGAATTGGGGCTCACCGGCAGGGTCCCAATATTGCCCAACGCCTGTCTCGCGGTCCTGGCCCTTGAGGGTGCCAGGCGCGTCGTGGACGGCGGCAGCGTACTCAGCCGTATAGGCCACGACGCCATTGACGCCCGTGGGGGTGTCGCCCAAGCGCGGTTCAGTTTGGCTGTTGATCAGGTTGCTGGTCTCGATGGGGGTCATGGTCGAGGCGATACCCGCCCCCTGGGACAGAATCACGTGGACTGCCTCGCGAGTCCTGGGTCCCCGGATATCGGCAAAGGTTGCTTTGATGCGGGTACGCACCCGCTGGATACCGTCTACTGGCATATCAAGTCACCAACCCAAAGTCAGGTTTCTCTTTCTTGCCGAACATGCTCATGGGGAACTTGTCCAGCACGCGGATGCGCTGCCAATCTTCGCCTGCGATCAGATCGCTCACAGGGCGGATCTCATCGCCGAATTTAGGGCGAGGGTCCTCGGTCGAATATATCCGTGTGGTCAAGAACTCTTCGCCGGTCTCCGGGGACATCCTGGCCTCAGCTTTGTCCTGCCATGCGCACTTGATCATGTAGGGGTCGCCGTACACGGGCTTCTGGGTCATGGGATCGAAGTCCAGGACCGGCCTGACCTCAGCGTCTTCGGTGTAACTCCAACGGGCGATGCTGCTCATCCGTGGCACCCTCCCTTGCCCACCCAAATCCCGACGAAGGCCTGTTGGGAAGGATCCACCGGGATGATGCCGGTGATGCAGTTCTCAGTATCAAGCTGCATGAGCATGCCAGTCAGACCCCGCCACAACTCGGCCGTTGACTTATATTGGAATGACCTCGATGCGCCGTTTACCGCCCGTTGGGACGTCACCAAACGCCCACCCTGGGCCACGGCGAACAGGGCGAGCAAGTACGATTGGATCAACGTCACGACTGCAGGTGGGTAGTTTTCGTTCAGGCACTCGTCGCGGCTAGACGCGAGGGCCAAGATAGCGTCGACCAGATAGTCAGGCACCTCAATACCATAGGTGTCTAGGAACTCAAGGGCTTGGTCTTTCGTCACGGCGCCATCTCCAAATTAGTGGGCGTCCTTGCCCTGGGGTCTTACTCGGCGGACATCTTGATGCCTTCGCGTACTTCTTCGTCCAGCAGCAGGGCCAGATCGGCGGCCGGAGCATCGGCGTCGTACTCGGTACCGGCGTCATCCAACTCGCTGATCAGGTCTTGACGGACAATCTCCCAGTCGAAGTCATTCGACTTCTGGATGAACGACCCATCCGGGTTTTGGCCGCCCTGCGCCAACGGATTGACGGGCTCCGGGATCAGTGCCTCGACGTTTGCGCCCTCGGTCTGAAAACCTACGGGGGTCAGATTCGGCAATAGTGCCGGATGTGGGTTGTCGATGGTGACACGGGTGCCTGCCTTGACGCCGAACAGACCACCCTTTACGATAAATTCTGGCATTTCGAAATCTCCTATGGGCGGCGCCCGAAGACGCCGCCGTTAGTGGGCTCAGGCCAAGTTAGCGCCGTAAACCACGCCACCCAGACCCTCGTCGTCGCGAGTCACCTGAACACCCATCGCTCCCATGATCTGGAAGTTGAAGTTGTGCTGAGGCATCGGACGCGGCAGCGGGATCACACCAGTGGCCATCGCGACCAGAGGAGCAACGTAGTCCTGGCGACGGACGTAGCCCAGGAACTCGTTACCGTTCAGGGCATAGGTCGGGCGGATCGACGCGATCTGCGCGAAGCGCATCACGACATCGAGCACAGTGCCGGTGATCTGGCCGTTGGCGCCGCCCAGGTCGATCAGATATGGCTTGTTCAGGTTGGCCCACACATCATAGGAAACCCACAGCACGTCCAGGCGAGCCAAGCGCTGGGAGCGCATCCACTGACCGAAAGCACCGGCCATGCCGAAGAAGGCAATCAGCTGCTCAGGAGTTGCAGTGGTCAGGTCGAGGTTGACGCCACCGGCACCCGAACCCAGGTTGATCTTATGGGTGTTACGGTGGGTGCGCAAGCCTTGGCCCGGCTTGCCATTGACAGCGATACGGGAATCGCCATCCAGCAAGTAGGAGATCAGCTTGCGATAGTACACACGCAGTTTGGCGCGCTGGCTGTCGAGGATGTAGTCAACACCGACAGTGTTCAGGCCCAGGACCTTGCGCCAGTTGGCACCATAGCCAGCGGTGAAAATAGGCACCGGGTCGCCATCGTTCGAGTATTCGGTCGAATCGAAGGTGTACGGAGCCTGGCCATCCATGGACACTTGAACATCGTCATGGATGTCGCCGACCATGTTGTAGAGGCGCTCAGTCTTGCCGATCGGCAAGGTGATTTGGATGCCGAGCAGGTCGTCCAGGATCTCCATACCAATCTCTTGGTTGCGGAGCTGGATGACTTGGTTGTCAACCTCCTGCCAGAATTCGCGGCCCAAGCCTGCGAGGGCGTTGCCGTTCAGTTCGAACTGCAGGTTGTTTGCCGCCAACATTTCTGGCGACATGGCTGCACGGTTGGCAGCGAACATCTGGTCGTGCTGGTTGTTCCAGACGTTACGGTTGGCCCAGAGTTCGGCCCAGTGGCCGTTCATGTGGCGGTTGGCCGCCAGCGCTTGAGGGGTGAAGAACATACTGGCCGCTCCTTAAGAGTTGGTGATGGTGTGGAACTGGACGCGGATGCGAATCAGGTCCACGTCAGTGGTGGTAACTTCGTCCTGCTCCTGGACGTAGCCGATAGCACGGTAGGTGCCAGCGGTAGCCGGGACCAGGGTCACTTGGCCGGTCGCGTTGACATAGACCGATTGGTCTTTGCGGTAGGTACCGGCTGCCATGCGGACGGCGAACTCGCGATCATCCTCGATGTAGTTGCCGATGGCGGTATGGCCTGCAGGGATCTGAGTCATGCAGTCCAGGCCTTCGAACGCGTTCTCATCCAGCAAGTACAGGCGGGGGCTGCCCACGGTACCGTTGCCTACGGCGAACTTATCGTCAGCGTTGATGATCTGCACGGTGCCTGGGAAGGCAGCAGCGAGCAGGAGTCGGGTTTCGGTTTTGTACAGCGACTTGCCGTCGATATTGATGCGGCGGAAACGTGCCATGTCGTATCTCCTAGTTTGTGGGAGGGGCGGTAACGGCCGGGACCGTTACTTGGCACCTTCGCGGAAGTAGTCATCGACGGCCGGGACGCCCAGGCCGGTTGGCTTCTGGGTGCTGTGGTTGCCGTTCAGCAGGGGGGCGGCGGTGCCGCATTCCTTGTAAACCTTGATCAGGTCTTCGCCCTTGAGGTTGTTGGCGATGATCTCGCCGTGTTTCTCTTTGACCACTTGGCGCATCTCGTCCTCTTCGCGACGAGAGTTGGCGGTCAGGCCTTCTTCCAACTTGCTCTGGTTGGCTTGGATGGTACCCAAGCCGTCAACGACTGGCTTGAGCGCATCGGCCAGTGCGTTGGCAACTACGGCGCCGACACCTTGGGTGATCTCGGCCATTTCTTCTTTGGTCAGGGGCATGTCGCTCTCCTTGGGGAGGTTTTCGGGCCGAGCCCGGTTTGGGTTAAGGAAGTCCAGCAGGGCATTAACGCCTGGAAGGCGACGTACCCAACTTTCTTGGCGCTCGACAGGAGTGCCGTTGTCTTCGAAGGTGATCACACCCTCTGCATAGGTATAGCCGTAGACGGAAGCATCGCCGCTCACGACCACGATAGCCTGCTTGTCATCGAAGTCCGCAATGAACACCCAACCGTCGTCACCCTCGGTAACAAATCGGTCACGTGCGGCCTGCTCCAACCGGCGCTCCTGGGATCGGACGCTGGTCTCACTCAGAACACCTGCATTGGCCACCAAAGACCGAGCCTTGTCGGCGTTGACCATAAGGCCTACGCCTTGCTCTGGGGTTGCCGCACCTACCTCATCCAGGAGGATAGCATCGTGGTCCATTTCTTGGATGCGGGCGACCCAGTCATGTTCCTCGCCCTCAGCTGCGGGTTCCTCGATCAGGAACATCGCTACACTGCTGTGGATTGGCGGGACGTCATCGCCCTTCTCAAGGGCTTCCAGACGTGCGAGCAGCTCACGGCCTTTCTCGGTCTGCTGGGCGACCTCGATGTCGACCCACTTTTCGAGGTAGATGCGGTTACCGGACTTCTTGACGTTGCGGTTCCAAGCGCCAACCCAACCGAGGTTCAGGCCTTCGGCAACTCGGGCACTGATGAACTTGCCGTCCATTGCCGGGTGGCCCAGGGGGGCCGGGGTGCCTTCGAGACCCTTGTAGTGGGCGTCGATTTCCTCGGCGGTATACAGGCCGCCGTTCATGATTACGTTGGCTGGTAGTGTGTAGCTTGGGATAACCCAATGCTCGCGGCCGTTGTAGGTGACGCGTTTGATCGCCTTCGAATTGACCTTGGTATACATGTTGGCCAGGACGCGACCGCCCTCAGCCTTATTGACGCGCAAGACCACCTGGGGTTTCATGCTGCCTTCCTCTCGTCAGTGGCCCACGGGCCTTCGCCCCTGGCGCGCATCTTCTTCTCGGTTGCCCGCGCCCGTTCGATGATCCGGGGCACTACTGGCGCCCCATCCTCATCAACCAGCACGGAGATCTGGTTGCATTTGCAGTTGATCGAGTTGCCGTCCTTTGAGTACCACTCGCGTACTTCTTCGGAGGTGTAGAGCAATGCGTGGCGCTCGGCATGTCCTCTGCGGGTAGTCGGCGACAGGGCCGAGTAGTGCATCAGCTTGAAGGTCAGGCCAAGATCGTCTACTGCGTCATCGTGCTCATCCCAACGAGCGCGGCGCAGGGCAGTGGTGATCTCGGTGCGTGCAATACGGCGGGCGCGAGACTCCTCAATACCTAGCTGACGGGTCAGGTCCTTAGCCACCTCACGCGGATTGCGGCCACGGGCAACGCCGTCAGTCAGCACGCGGCCCATGTTTTTCTTGACCTCAGCGCCTAGACCTAGCATCTCCTCGTACTCACGGGAGGCGATCAGGGCGATACGGTTGCGGTAGGCCGGGCGATTCACAACCTCAGCGAGAGTACCACGAGCGGCTTGGTAGACCGGGGATTGATTCTTGAGGTTGGCGTGTTCCTGGGCGGCGCCACGGGCATATGCCAGGGAGACGTACTGCTGGAAGAACCATACGTTTTCGCTCCCGCCTTCGAGGAGTAGCGAGTCTACAGTTGCGCCAGCACTACCCAAAATCGAGTTCAGCATGCCGGGGTCGAGGCGGTAGGCATATTTGGCGTTGACCGCGAGGTCGGCCGGGATGCGATCCAAGCCCTCAACATAGGCCTTCTTGATCTTCTTCAAGCGGGCTCGGAAATCACCGATGGCCTTACGCTCAAGGGCATCGACCCCGGTGGGGTCGCGTGGGCGCAGGGGGAGGATGGCTGGTTTAGCCATTGGCCACCTCCTCTTCCTCTTCCTCATCCTCCTCAGTACGGTCTGGCAGCGGATCGGCGTCCACGTCAACCATGTCTTCCATACCTACCGCGCCAAGAATCTGCTCGCGGGAGAAGATCTCGGTGCCCATACCACCGGCAGTGGCCTCGGCATTGATCTTGGACATCTTAGCCGCGTTGTCGAGCTTCTCGGAGGTGGTAGGTTCGTTGAGGTCATCCCACTCAACCACGAACTCGCCGTTAGGGGCGGCATCGATAATGCGCAGGTCGACCAGCTTTTCGAAGAAGTCTTGGATCTCGTAGTTGAGTTCGTTGACCCGGCGACCCTGGCAGCGGCGGTTCATGTACGCCTCGTCCTCGGTCGAAGCACGCTCGCCGGTCTGGTTGCCGACCAAGATCTTGGATGGGATATCCACACCGGCCGACACCGACTGTAGGTTGATGTCGTAGATCGGTTGCGGGTTGGGTACGTTGGCAACCATTGGGGTGGCCTGGGCGCCTTGGGTCACGAACAGGATGTCGTTGCCCTGGTTGACCTCACGAGCCACGTCATTGAACTTCTGCTGCAGGCCGTTCAGATCAACGCCGTACATCGCAGCGACGTTGCGCAGGTCGACAGTGCCGTCAAAGTTGACGTGAATGGAGCGGTTCGAATTCTTGAGGATCGACTCACCGCTACCGCCCTCGGTCTTCTCAAGGTTGACGAAGTTGTTGAACACCGGCTCCAGGAACCCGATGGCGTCAGCCCGCCAATCGCCCAGGATGAACACCCGGTCAGGGTGCACATCCACATCGCGAGCTGGCTGACCGCCCAAGGACGGCTCCTTGTATCGCCACATCGCCACATCACCGTAATTCTCAGCGGCCATGTCGGTCACGTACTTGACCGGATAGAGGGAGCCAGCCCAAGCCACGATCAGTTCTTTGAGGCCACGGCCCCGCATCACTGGCATATTCAGAGGACGGCTGTCGCGGACCCGAAGGATGATGCCCGAATAGCGGCCAACCAAACGGCGCTTATCGGCCTCAGCAAAGGCGCGCCATAGGCGGCCCTGGCGCAGTACTGGCTTGAGGGACTCCTCCCAAGGAGTGACGTCCATGTCCTTATCGTCCTTATCCCCCTCCACCAACCACGGGTTGGTGCTCCAGCAGCGACCTGCCAGCTTGTTGACGGCACCTGCAGAGATACCGCCGCGAGAGTAGAGCTTGTAGAAGTCGATAAAGTCAAGATGGGCCTTCCAGCCGAACTCGCACCACGACTGGCCACGTTTGGCATCCAGGCCGGGGGTCATAGAGCCGCCCGCGAACCCTGGGTTGACCATCATCTGCTGGCGTTTGATTTCCAAGCGATACTGGTCGACGGCCGCATTGACGGCCAGCTGCATTTGCTTCTCGGCGTTCACAGCCAGCTTCTTGGACCCGCTCACAGGAGAGCCCCCCGCATGATGACCCCCGCCTTGCCGTCAGGGCGCAGCAGTTCTACGGTCGATTGGTTCGGGTCCATCCAGACCAGTGGGCCTTCGCCGCCCGCCTCGTCGGCCGCTTTGTTGCGGGCACAAGATAGGCAACGGGCGCGGACCAACACTTGCTGTTTGGTGGTCACGACGGTCAGTACGAAAAGGGCGGTCATTGGCCAGCTCCTGGCATCAAGATGCCCATGGCGGATGGTACGGCCAGCTTGTTGAACGCGCCCGAGGCGGCGTCAATCTGGTCCTTGAACTTCGAAGCCGGGAATTTCTTCATCTCGTCCAGGAACGCCTTGTTCCAGTCGCCCTTGAGCATCCGGACGTTGCCCGCATCGATCTGGACGGCGAGCGGTTCAGCACGCAGCACCTTGTCACCGGTTGGGCGCTCGGCACGGCAGGTGAACCCGGCTAGGGTCTTGCCGATGGTCGATTCTGCGGACTCTTTACCGCCCGACCCCGGCTCTTGCTCAATCCAGACGTGGACGTATACCCCGTCGATCTCAGCCGTCTGGCGGATGTGCATCTCACGGACGGTAGAGGACCACTGACCCCGGACCACATCCAGGATGTAGTAAAGGCCATCCTCTGCCCAGCCCATCAGGACACCAGCGGTATAGGCGCCAGCGCCCTGGGTGCCCGCCTTATCCCAATAGCGTAGGATCTTGAGCATCCGAGGAGCGGCCTGGACCACCTGCAGTTTCTCCCAGTGCTCGAACATTGCACCGCCCTTCGGCGTTGGTCGTTGTTGATACTGGGAGTCGAACACATAGCGGTTGGTGAGGGCCAGACTCCTGAGGGCGGACAGGTTATGTTTGGCCTCCCAAAGGGCGGTCTCGTTGGCGGTATCCTCGTTCATCAAGGCGGGCATGACCCGGTGCTTCCACTTGATGTCGGTGTCGGCCAGAAGCTCGGACGTAAAGTCATCCTCGGACAGGCGCTGCATGACGCAGATGACCGGGGTCTTCGGGCTGTTCCGGCGCGACTTGATCGTCGACTGCCAGCGCTCGTTGACCGCCTTGCGTTTGGTGTCGTGCTTGGCATCATCCGGCTTGAGCGGGTCATCGATCAGGATGCAGCCGCTGAAAGTGAACTTATCAGTGACCGGATCCCACTCGTCGAGGCGGCCAGCACCAAAACCAGTGACCGAACCGCCAGCCTGGGCCGCGAGGAAGGTGCCGCCCTGGGCCGTAGCCCAAGCGTGCTTGCTGTCCTTGGTGTCCTTGGTCTTGATGTGGGGCCATAGCTGCGTAAACTCGGCCGACTTCATGACGGTGCGGATCGCGTCGGAGTTCTCAAGGGCCAGGGGCAGACCGTAGCTCAGGTGGATGAACTCGCAACGCTGGTTCTTGACATAGCACCACAGCGGGAACATCAGGACGATGACTTCCGTCTTGCCGTAGCGCGGGGGCATGTTGCAGATGTAGCCCTCGTAGTCTGGGTGACCCTCATACACCTTCATGAGGTCGCGGCAGATCACGTGGTGATGGCGGTTGAAGACGAACTTGGTCGCCTTGCGGGCCTTGAAGAAGTACCGGACGAAGAACGAGAAGTCATTCTCGCATTTCTCACGGATGTGGTTGAGGAGCTGCTCAGGCGTGATCTCGCTGGCCAGATACGGACGAGGGGTGGCTTTCGCGACCCCTTCTGCTATCTGACTGTGGGCGAGATTAGTACGCACTGTTGAGCTTCTCATCCAAGAATCGTTTTTGTTCGTCCGTGAGCGTAGTCACCTGGACGTTGATCGTGTTGCCATCTTCCTTGTAGTGGCCGGAAATCTTGGCCAGGTCACGGAGGCAGGCAACGGCTGCGGCGCCTTCGAATTTCTTGCGCTCGATCTGCATGCCGTCCTTGTCGACCATCGAGACCTGCTCTTCGCCGAGCAACTTGCCCAGGAGGTTCAGGTATTGGGTCTCGACAAAGCTGGCGTCGATCAGCGAGTAGTGTTCTTTCTGTTGGTTCAGGTAGTGGATGAACCCGGATACCAGGGGGTCGCGGACCCAACGGCGGCCGGTTTCTGGCTTGACGCCAGCTGCCTGAGAGGCCTGGGGGATGCTGCCCGACTGGATAAAGTCGAGGGCGAAGGCCCGCTGCCCCTGGCTCAGTGCTTGGAAGCCGTTCTCACGCTGTTCGGCTAAGAATGAGCTTTGCTCGGCGGCTGTCATTCCGTAGATGTTCGAGGCGTCGGCCATAGTAGAATCTCCTTAGTCTGCCATCGAGGATGGCTTGACGCACTGCGAGGTTCGCAGGGTCGAGGAGGTCCCGAGCACGGAGCTTTGGCAGCGCGGCATCGAGGAACGGGTCATAGCCGGGCTCCCCGAACGGGATTCGGTGAGGGTCGCAGTCCTCAAAGAGCCTTGGGTCATATTCGTACGTTCTCATCTTCGTTCTCCCCGGTTTTGTCCGGGCATAGGCAAATTGTACCACGACCGAGGTTTGGTGTCAAGTTTTTGACGCATCGCTGCGATTTATGAATTAGGCCGTGTCAAGCGCTTGACGCACAATAACGGCATAAATCCGGACATAAACAAGACCGATGTCAAGCGTCTGACGCCTGGCCTATTACATGGCTGATTCATATGATTGTAGTATGTCAAGCGCTTGACATGTAGTAACGACATAAATCGAGGTGTAATCAGGTGTGTTGTCAAGCGTCTGACGTCGAGCCCATTACATGCCCGATTCATAGGATTAGGCCGCGTCAAGCGTCTGACGCCCAGTAATCGTGGATCGCCCTAGGCCGAACGGTACTTGCAAAGGCGCCCAAACCGTGCTATACTAGAGGTTCGTCAATAGAGGAGCCGACTCCCATGATCCATCGCACCCACAAACGATTCGTCCGAGAGCTGCCCATGGACGTCGCCCTGCAAGTCGCTAACCGCCTGGCCGCTGCTACCGTCGACTTCGTGCTGGAGACCAAGCCAGCAACCCGCAGCAGCGCGGCCTACATCAGCTGCCACTTCGAAGAGACTCTGGAACATGCGGTCCAGGTCGTGAGCCCGCTACACGCCAAGAACAACGACCTCGCCATCGCTCGCTTGCGGGTCGCCCTCGACCCCGAAACACCCGACGAACGGTAGTATGGCAGGGGGTTGACAGGGCCCCCTCCCTTTGGTATAATAAACATATCGGGGCAACGCCGCCCCGCCCAACAGAAGGAACACCGACATGGCACTGCGCATCGACCACCTGAACAAAAAACTGGCTGCCCTGGGCGTCACCCTGGTGCGCAGTGAGGAAGGCTTCGAATTCGAGTTCGACGGCAACACCGAAGAAGTCGAGGGCGTCGAAAAAATCAACGACTGGACCGAGGCCGAATGGCTGGAAGCCGCAGCCCAGTTCAAGGAAGACGTCCAGGGCGAGGAAGACGATGGCGAGGAGGAAGAGGAGGAAGGCAAGATGTCCGAAACCCTGCGCAAGTACCGCCAGACCTACGCCAAGACAACCAGCTACAACGGCAACCACAGCCTGGACAACGGCGACCCAGTGGCCGAAGCAATGCGAGGCATGAGCCCGAGCGAGGCATGCGCCCTGGCCGACAAGGTGTTCGGCGAGCCAGAGTTCCACCACTGGGAGAAATGGCAGCACCTGAACCCAGGCAGCCGCCGCATGAACGCGGGCAACCGCATCCGCGCAGCCTACCGCCGCGAGGACTTCACCCTGGAGCAACTGCAGGCCTGGGCCGCTGGCAAAGACCTGGTTGACGACGAAGCCGAAGTCTAACAACCCCGAACTAAGTGCCGCCGCAAGGCGGCCAAGGAGCTTCAGATGGAATGCCCTCAATGCAGGCGGGAGTTGCAAGTCCCGATCCGAGCGCAGCACAACGCCGAAGGCTATTGCCGCCCGGTGGTTACGGTAACCGAGTGCTGTCACAAAACCGTGCGGCTTACCCCGCGCATCGTGGTTGAGGTCGCCGCCGTGCCCTTCAACGAACTCAAAGACGGTACCGACGATTGGGGCATCTTGTCCCTCAAGTGAGGTTTCACGTGGAACAGAAAACTACGCCCACCGGCCGCACCCCTCAGCCCTTCAACCCCGAGCCGCACCAACTGCCACGCCGCAGGGGCCAAACGCTCGCGCTGGTGGTCGGGCCTAACGGCGTCGGCTTGCGCTGGACCAGCACCCTGGCCCTTCGGCTAATGGTCTACCCCGAGTCCATGTTTGTCCAGGTCGAGCAGACCATCGAGGGCGCCCAGTTCTGCCCCGTCCGGTTCTTGCCCTTCTACGACATCTACGCGTTTGACCGAGGCCGGAAGTCATGAGCAAGCCAACTTCCGTCGAGTGCGGGGCCACGGTCGATGATCAACACCTGGAAGACCACGGCGGCACCCGCCGTTGGTTTATTCCCGAGGTCAAGTATCAAGTCGTCGGCCGCCCCTTGCCGAAGGGCATGAGCCCTGGTATAGTATGTATCCTGGTCAGCAAGCGCCGCAAACCTATCGTATTCCCATTCTAGGAGCACCGACATGCGCATCCCCGAATCTGTGATTGACTGGCTTGGCGACGGTCGAAAGATGCAACTGCCCCCGGCCAACGCCATCGGCCACCCGCGAGCCGTTCGTCTAGGTACTGCCAAAGTGATAGCCGCCGAGTTCGTCGAAGCCGGACATTCCAACCACTCTAGTATGGGCAGCCTGGTCTGGGTCGTGATGGACTACTGTGCATCGCAGGCGATCCCCTACGACCTGACCGTGCATGTTGATGCCTACGGCACCGTGATGGGTTATAGTATCGTCCGCAAACCGGCTCTATACTGAGGTGCCCACTCTAGTTCCACGTGGAACGCGCCCGCGAGCTTATATGCGCGGGCATACTTGTGCAAGGGCCCTGGTTATGGTACAATAAACATATGGAGGGGATAGGCCCCACCGAGCCGGAGATCAGATCATGTGGACTAAGCAAGCAACCGTCAAATGGGCCCAAGCAAACGGCGTGCGTTTCGTGTTCTCGCAGCGCGACGGCCTCGGCAAGAAGGTTTTCTTTGCAACCAACGATGATCGCCGCAGCGAAGCCCAGCTGTCCCTGGTCTGGGAGGCGTAATACCGTTCGTCGGACCCATGCAGCAGGTATTGTGCAAGGGGCATCCGTATGTTACAATAAACATATGGAGGCAATACAGCCTCACCGACCGGAGAGAAGACAATGAACGCAGCCCAGATCAAAGCCCGCATCGCCACCCTGGAGCACATGCTGGGCGCGATGACCTCGAAAGCCAAGCTGGCCGACAAAGCCGCCCTGCGTGCTAAAATCCGCGCCCTGGAAGTCGCCCTGTAAGATCTGACCTAGGACCGACGCCCCATGATCTTTGCCCGATTCTACCGCGCCGACTACACCACTGGCGCCCCGACCGTCGAAGTCGATTTCTGCATCGTTCCATATGCGGACGTCCAGGCCCAGCACGAGTATGTCGCCAGGGCGTCGGCCTACCGCCCAGAGGCCCAGTTCTACCGCATTTTCGAGGGAAATCACCTGCGCGACGGGCAGCCCACCAGTCTGTTGCACGAACTCAAGGTCAAATAACATGCCGTACAAAGTCAAGCACGGGATCTACCGCAAGTCGGCGAAGTCCTACAACATTTGGATCGAAGGCTCCTACCGTTCGACGCACAAGAGCCTCGACGCCGCCCGCTGGCGCTGGAAGGAGCTAACAGGGGAGGACTATGTGCGGCAACGCCACAGGCCCTAGAGCAGAGATCCTCCCCTTCGAGGCCGGGAACACGTACCAGAAGCGGCCGAAGCCCAGAGGGAGGATGGTTTCCTGGGTGTCGCCCTTGGGTGTCGCCTGGGGGAACTTCTTGCGTATGGTCCGGGCTCTATGTCCGAACCTGGACCGCCCAGAGGCCCCGAACGACGCGGGCTGTAGAGCTATGGTACTCCCGGACCATATTCTCGGAGACCGGACCGGGCGCCGACCCTCCCCTCCCCCCACCCTCGCCGGGTCTTGGACGAGCACCAGAGCCGGGCCGCAGCCGGTGTCCGGGGGGAGGGGGAGGATTCTTCTCTCCTTCTCTCTCAGAGAACCCGGACCACCCGGACCACCCGGACCAGGCCCCGAACGACGCGGCCTCTGGCAGGTCCAGATTCTAAAGATCCAGCCCGGACCACCCGGACCACCGCGACTCTCTTTGGTGCTCGCCCTTTGCCCTCCGATGTTTGCCATTCAACAACTTGTGCTACGCCCTTGACTGTGCTATAATAGAACCTTCGCCCTCGATCCTTCGCCGGAGACCGAAATGCCAACGCCAGACACCCTCAAAGCCTACGACCTAGAGCCTACCGACCTCGAAGGGTCGCCGCACCATTTCTCCGACCTCGTGGACTTGTGCGCGCGCCTCCAGACCGCGTTCGAGAAAGCTCTCGCCGAGGTCGAAAGTCTCCGAGGGGAAGTCGACCGCTATGAGCAGCGGCGTCCGTACTGGGCTCAGGGCCACACCAGCGACGGCGTTGCGGCCCAGGTCCACCTGTCTGCGCTCCTGCAAATCCACAACCATCTAGGGGCCGTCGATCAGACCGACTGCATGGCCAAACTGGCCGCCATGACAGGCCGAGTTGAGCACCTCAATGCCCTAGTTCAGTTGGGCCTCAAAATCGTGGACGCGGTCGTGCCTCAGTCGGGTGTGCTTGCCCTTGACTTCGGGGCGGTCAATGAGTTTTGTATCCAGGCGAGGTCGGTATGAAATACGCCGGACAGCACACGCCTTGGATTCCCACACTCAGCGCCGTTTTGCTCACGACCCGCGACTTGGTGGAGCTTGTCCGAGACTGTGATGGATGCGTCATCTACAGCGGCAAGTCCCTGCACGCCCAGGCCTTCGGGTCCGCCATGTCCGCCAATAGCATCATGTTTCCGATGTTCGGCACCCGCCCAGGTCCGAATATTCTAGGCACCCGGCCTAACGTCATCGTCTTCGGCGAGCCCATCACCGATTTCATCAACCGTCTTAACAACCAACAGAAAGGAAACTCCGATGTCTGACACCTGCAATCAGGCCGCTGAGGCCCCAGCCGTTGATCTCAACCCAGTGGCCCGCGTCACCACCGAGCGCAATCGTCTGGTCTCCGGTCCTCAAGTGGTACGCGACGTCGAAATCGCGGCGGTCAAGCCACACAAACTGTCGTGTGATGACCCTCTCTATTCGGCCGACCAGGTGGCCGAGTTCGAACGCAGGGCTCGCCAAGAAGGCTATGATCAGGGCCGCGTCGACTCTGCAAAGGTGGTCGTCGCTCAGCATGAGGATCGCCTGAATGGGGTCTACTATGAGCGTAATCAGCTGGCCATTGCCCTCGCCCGTCTGACCCTCGTGCACTCAGATTACGCGGGTACTCCCGAATCTGTCGATGACCCGAAGGCAGGCTACGGTTTCGATGAGAAAACCGGCCGTGCTGTGGTCTATGTTACTCTGCCGATGGGCCACCAAGTCAGTTGGCACATGGACGACAAGACCACTGAGCACTTCCACGGCCTGGGCGTCAAACCGCTGCCGCGATTCGAGGGCGAGTGGGATGGCACGTTCCTGGGCCGCGAGCATAACTGGCCGATCAAGTACGTGCGCAAAGAGAGATCGTTCTGTGAGCAGGCCCGCGAGCGCTTCAAAAACGCGGACCCTATGCCGGTCGGCGGGTTCCCACCTGCCCCAGGCCCGCACAAGCCTGGGGTCATCACCCTGCCGTTCACCCTTCCAGAATCGAAAGTGACCATCCAGGCCGGTGGTTGGAGTATCAACAGCGTAGGTACTATCACCATCAAAGCCACGGGCGAGGACGGTCAGTACACCTTCGCGGGGATCGGGGCGGGCTTCCATGTCGACAGCGCCCCGCAAGGCGCCACCCATTATCGGATTTGCACCAACGGCAACCGCCGTCACTACAAGAAACAAGGCGGGGTGTGGCAATACTGGCACGCGAAGGACAACTTGTGGCATCCGACTGACTTGGATGATAGCTACCTTGAGAGCCACGTCATCAGCCTTGCCGACGTTGAGGCGGCGTACCCCACAGCGAAAGAGGATCGCGTAGAGCAGGCACTTCCCGACCAGGTGATCGTCAATATCGTATCCGAGACCACCGCCCGTGCCGACGCTGACGCGATCTTGGCTGAGCTATCAGCGCAGATCACCAATAGCGACCTGTCTGCAATCCAGGGTGCCGAGCAGGATAGTCCGTTGATCATCCAGCGTGACGCAGTGGCTGCTCTATATTCTGGCCTGTCCGGTGGGCAAGGATTCTGGTACTGCTTCGCCAACAACGTCACCCACGTCGACCTCAACGTCGAGCAATACGACAAGACGGTGTTCTACCGCATCCGTGAGAGTGACGGTGATCGCCTGGTCGAGTGGCTCGACTTCCGGGGCGATAGCTATCCAGGTCAGTGGCAGCCATCGGTCGCCCGCCCGTCCTGGGTTGAGAAGAACTGCCATCGTGTAGTGGTCAAATAAGATCAGCCGTCCGGGGTAATCCTGCTTGACAGGAGCCCCAGGACGTGTTATACTATAATCTCCAATCGCCGGAGAGCTAACAAAAATGCACATCGAAATTCGCGTCACCGAGCTGGGTTCAAAAGATGCGGGGGCTACCGCCACCATCGATTTCGGCGCCCCTGGCGGGCTTGTCCACCGCGAGACTGTCAGCGGGTACGTCTGCATCGAAGCCTACCGCCGCGTGATCGAGGCTCCTGACGGCGCTCGCATCACCTCTATCCACACCACCGGCCCCCTCAGCCTCGAAATCACGGAGCACCCGTAATGGACAAGGCGATCATGGCCCGCCTGATCAACGATCTTGAGCGAGCTGCCGAGTTACTCGAAAACGAAGAGTTGCCGACCACCCACCCCCTCGTAGACGCCCTACGCAAGGTCAACCACGTGGCCCGCAGCCTTCGCTCGGAACACGAAGACATCGAAACCCTGATTCGTCAGTGCGCGGCCAACGGCCAGAGCAAGACCGAGGCCCGCAGAACTCTGAAGATCAGCCACTACCGGTTCAACCTCCTGGCCGACGCAATGCCGGACATCGAGTGGGCATCGGGCAGTTCTCTGGCTCGCCGTCGCTACAATGAGAACCTGCGAGGGAAGCCGGTCAGTGACAAGGTCAAAGAGGCGTTGGCTCGGGGACGGGCTACCATGACCGACAACCAGCGTGATCACGTCCTGTGCGGCGTGCGCGGCACTGCGTTAGAGCTGTTCCGCCTGTGGTCTGAGTACGTTACGATCAGCTACTCGACGTTCAATACCAGGCTGCGCCAGGGTGAGGACGTCATTCCGGCCCTATTCGGCGACCGCCGCCCCAGTGCCGTTGACAGCTGCGCCAAAACCAAGGCCCATCGCAAGAAGGTTGGCCGTGAGTGGTCATCGACCTTCCGGCCAAAAGTCAACCAAGCCCAGGAGCTGCGCCCATGATCCGCTTAGCAATCCTGGCCGTTTCAGCGTCCGTCCTGGTCGGCTGTGCTGCCCCCGGCACCCAACCCCTGCCGCCCCGCGACCAAACCCGTTGCGTCGTAATGACCGGCCCTGACTCGAAAATCCGCTACCGCGACAAGACCTACCAGCAGTACGAGTGCCCCGGTTACGGTTTCCTCACCATCGAGATCATCAAACCAAAGGTATGCCAACATGACTCCTAGATCCCACGGCGTGTCCACTGTTACGATGTTCCAGACCACTGATGGCCGGACCTTCCCGTCCCAGGCAGAGGCCGATGCCCACCAATTGGGGCTGAACCGCCGCAAAGCGATCCGCGACGCGGTCAAGCCGCTGTTACCGGCCAATCGCCCAGGCGCCTCTGATAATCTCGACAACCTGGTCGGGTTCCTCTACCTGCATATCGAGAAGGTCCAAGACCTGATTGACCGCATGCGTGCTGCCGAGTTGCTGAACCACCACGAGCGAGGCGAGGACCGGTGATAGTCAAACGATCAACGTTGTATGCAGTCATGACGCTCGGGACATTCGTAGTAGGTATCGCTCTGGGCATTGCGCTAGGCATCATCATCCAGTTCGAGGGCAATATCCTGTGAACCGCGAAATATTCAAGTGCCAGGGCTGCGGCTCTACCACCATCGACCCGGCCCGCCAGTTGGCGTCCCTGCGCCAGGACGGCCGCCTATCGTGCTGCCCAGAGCGCTCGATGCAGAAAATCGCCACGCTGCCCGACAAGATCGCCGATCAGTTGATGTTCACCCAGGCCCCGGCTGCGTACCTCGAAAAGTACGGACGCGAGCACCCAAAGTGCTGGCAGTGGGCTGGCCGTCAAAACCGCAACGGGTACGGGCGCCTGCGCTGGGAGGGCAAGGAGCCGGTTGCACATCGCCTGATCTATGTTTTGATCACGGCAGTCGAAGTTCCACGCGAGATCCTGCTCGATCATCTCTGCCGCAACCGGCTTTGCTGTAACCCGCACCACCTCGACCCGGTCGATAGCCGGACCAACACTCATCGCGGCGAGGCCGTGCTGTTCAAGGTCAAGGATGAGTATGTTCCTGCGCCCGTGGTTTAACTTCCTCCCGATGCCGTCAGTCAAACCGCCGAAGGGATATCAACCGATGCCTACCGAAACCAGCAAGAAAATCGAGCAGCTACGCAAGGACCTGAACTTGCCACTGAACGTCAACCCTACGCTTGAGCAGCTGAAAGCAGCGGGGATCGAGCTGCCCCGCCCACCAGCGCCCAAAGCACCGCCAAGACGACGTTCGCCGCACGACCCCCGAGTCATCGTCGGCGATCACTCGCTGTCTGATTTTGATCTCGTGCGCGTGTGCTCCCTGGGTCGCCCACTGATGATGGTCGTCAATGAACGCCGCGAGCAGATCGAGAAACACCGCCACATCCAGCCGTTGGATATGCAGTACCGCGACGAAGAGTTGGCGCGTGGTGCGGTTGCGTATATCTTGCCCCACGGCGGCTTGTCTTTCTGGCCTTGGACCGCTGCCTCGTTCAAGCCCGCCGAGAAGGGTGATAACCCGCGAGCTGCCCGTATCAAAGATCTAACCAAGGGCATCGCTTTGGCCTTGGCTGAGTTGGAACGACTAGTCACCCTAGAGGAGAACTCACGTGAGTAAGCTGCAGATCCTGTACGCACAGGAGCATTTCGCTCCTTATATGCAGAAGGTCCACCCGGACGACAAGGCGTCGGGTATTGTGACCCGTATTTGGGATAGTCCCCACCCCAAAGAAAACCGCTGCGCCCTCCTGGTCTTGCCACAGCTGCCGGACTACACGGAAGGTATAACCCTGCATCCAGAGGGCCTGCAACGGAGCGAGATTATTGTTGATTTCGACGCCGCTGAGTATCGCGGCCGAATGTGGCTGCGCGACGAGGGTGAGAACGAAGACTGGGTCGCAATCGAGGGCCCAGAGAACGCAATCAAGGTTGCGATGCACCTGCTGGCCTGGGCCTACGCCGCCCAGCAACAGGAGGCCCAAAATGGCCCCAACTGAACGCGATGTGGTTATGCTTCTTGCCATGCAAGATGCTCTGCGCACGGCCATCGACGACAACCACACCAAAACGATGAGCCTGCGCACGGCCCCGAGCACCCGCCGCATGTGTCAAATCAAAACCGAGCTGATGCAGGCACAGTTCGGCGCTCTCGAAAAAGCAATCGCCCTCATGCAGCAAGCGCTGCCCGACCGCACCAACCAGGAGAACAACTGATGGCCCGTGCTGTTATTGTCGACATCGAAGCGACCGACAAAGACCCCAAGACCTCGAAGGTGATCGAGCTGGGCGAACTGCATATCGACTACGCCAGCCCAGTCGAGTTTGCAAACGTCAACCTCGGCTCGTTCAAGGCAACCCGTAACCAGATGTTCGGCAGCCCTGACCCGATCAAGCTGGGCGCCATGGCTGCGCACCACATCCTGCCTTCGGAAATCGAGGGGATGCCACACTACGGGGGCTATATGATGCCCGCGTTCTGCGACTATTTGATCGGCCACAACATCGATTTCGACGCCGAGGTGATGGGTGTTGATATGGGTGTCCGCCGCATTTGCACCCTGGCCCTGGCCCGCTCGGAGCTGCCGAAAGCCGACGCCCACAACCAGAGCGCTCTTATCTACTACATCGGCCGCCACCACAATGATCTGGCCTGGGCTCGCGAGCGACTCAAAAACGCCCACCGGGCAGCCGACGACGTCGAGAACTGCGCAATCCTTCTGCAGTACCTGATCCGCGTCATGTTTGATCGCGGTGTCAAGCTTGATACTTGGGAAGACCTCTATTTGGCCAGCGAAGACGCCCGCATTCCTAAGGTGATGGGCTTCGGCAAACACCAAGGCGAACCAATCGAAAACGTCCCGTGGTCCTACATCAAGTGGTATCTGGGCACCGACAACCAAGATCAGTACCTGATCAAGGCTTGGCGCCGTGCTGGACTCATCCGCTGATAGCCAGCCGGTATGGCGGTACAGGGTGGACCCGCCTAGCGCGGGTTCTATCATATACCACCTAGTCCGGAATGACGGCAAGATCGTCGCCAGGAATAGAAACCTGGATACCATCAGGGCGACCAAGGATCGATTCGACGCCTGGGCCCGCCACCCTTGGAGATAGACATGGCCAAGAACCGACCATTACGCAAAAACACCCTGATGCCGCCTAAGGCGCCTCGACTGCCTAAGTCACCTGTAGGGTTTAGCCACAAGCAGAAGCCGACCCCCGAGAAGCCGTTCAACTGCATATGCGAGGGCGGGCCCTACAACGGTGAGGGTATGACTCTGTACCGATCTAGGCCAGCCACTGCCGTGTTCTCGGCGAGGAGCCACACCGGCCGCTATGTGCTGGTTGAACAGTTCGAGGGCGAACGCTGCATCGCTCGTTGGGAGGACGCGTAGTGGCCAGGCTTGACGGATATTGGCACGCAAACATCAGAATGCGCCGGATCGAAAGACTAACACCGGGCAAGGCCTACAACGACCTCGGCCGGTTTAAGAACTACCACAGCGAGTTCAAGAAAGATCTATGGCTTGAGGACTGGCAGGTCCACCGCAACCCTCGCGATGCCGCCATCGCCCTGGCTAACACTCTGACTGCTATGGCCAAGAAACGCACCGATGAGGCCGCGCTTTTGCTTGACCAGCTCAGCGGTTTGCTCAAAGAACATGACATCGCAGACTGTCCCTATCTTGCGCCGGTCCAGGTCGCGTGATAGAATATGACCCCGGCGCACGAAGCGCCCGCCAACAGGAGTAACATCAGTGAGCTACAAAGACGGATACGCAACAGAGCTGGGCAACTCGCCAGCCCCCGCAGGCAGCATGGCCCCGCTGAACAGCACCCAAGACGGCTCGAAGTGGAACCACGGGGTGGACGCCGCAGGCATCGCCGCCCTGGGCAAGATCTCCACCGAACTTAGCGATATTTTCGAAAAGGGCGTGCGTGACCACGTCCGGATGCAGATCGGCATCGGCCGCCTGCTGAACGAGGCACGCCTGCTGATCCCCGGCGACCTGCAGTTCGGCCAGTGGCGAGCAGCCAACACGCCGATCACCAACAAAACCACTGCCAACAAACTGATGAACCTCGCCAAGCAAGTCGGCGACGGCCGCATCACCCAGGACATGGTCTCGAAGCTGCCACTCTCCCACCTCAAGGAACTGCTGAGCGCGCCCGACAGCGTGCTGACTGCAGTCGGTGAGCGCATCGAACAGGGCGAGAGCCTGACCCGCGACAATATCCGCGAACTGAAGGCCAGCGAGAATGGCCCGGAGAGCCCCGACGAGGCCGCTCCCGGATCCACGTCGATGCTGGACGACCTGCGCGCCCTGGACGAGCCCGACGCACGAGAGAACAGCCCCGGAGAGTCTCCGAAGCCCGCCCCTCAAGCCGCCCCTCAAG